TGACAACACTGTACTGTGTTGTTTACACTTGGGCACCCAAAACAATCAGGAATATCCTCAAACCCCGTGTGGTACAACATGGGGTTTCTCCGTTCACTTGGCTTGACTTTAGTGACTGCTGGCTTGGTTCGTAGCGTTTGCAAGATCATGGCGATCCGTCGGAAATATAAGAATTATTATAGTAGGAAGTTGAGTGATGCTGATGAGCAAGTTGGAGCGTCCATTCTCTTTAAGATGGACAATGATGATTTAGGCGACCCTGATGATACCCTGGCTGAAGATCTTTCTGAAGATGTTCGGGATGATCATAGGTTGGTGGCGGATTTACACCCTCTCACTTCACACAAGTTGAGGCGGGTGAGGAAGCAACGTACATTGCAATACTCGATCCGGGTGGCAGGCGAAGTAAAAGCGAGCATAGGCATACTCTCCCGGTCTGAGGCTAATCGATTGGTTGTGCAGAAGTGCATTATCGAGAAAATGAAGGCTCACAAAGTTCGGGAGCATGACATGCAGGCCCTGTTGAGTGTTGCGGTTGAGTGTTTCTTCATCCCTAATCAGGGTGAAATTCTCGCTGCGAAGATGAGGAGCATGGCCACTGTGGTGGATAGATGTGACAAGATCAAGGAATGGGAGACGGTTAAACCCGGCTTCTGGGGGTCCCTTGGTTGGTGGGTGGTCGGCCGCAAGGTCGCCCAACCCCTCCGGTACCAGAAGTAGGGGTGCCTTCGTGTGGTGGCTGGTGTGACCTGTACAGAGAGACATAATTTCTCCGGGTTACCAGTGGCAGTCACCATGCTTGGAGGGTGCCCAAAGGTGCGACGAATGTATGGTGTTGTTGGGTGTGCACCCACCTGTGGACTTAAAGTTCACAACAATGACATCCCCAATGCCCTGCGTGGCCTTTATGAACGGGTTTATCGTGTCCCTGTTGAGGGAGGATTTGCTAGCCCACCTAGGCCATGTAGTGATGTTTGGAGAGAAAACCTTAAGGTAATACCTGGGTCACTGTATAAGTACTTGCCACACGCCGCCCCGATAACTCAACATGAATTTGTTGATCGATATCATGGCCGCCGAAGGGCAGTGTATGCCAATGCAGTAGAGTCGCTTGCCAGGCGACCAGTGCGTCACACTGATGCATTTCTTTCCACATTCGTCAAGGCGGAGAAGGTGAACCCCTTGAAGGCACCCAGGCTCATTCAACCGCGTGGGCCTCGGTACAATGTATGTGTTGGGCAGTATTTGAAGGATTTGGAGGGGCCACTATGTGGTGCCATCGCACGAATGTGGGGTGGTAAAACAGTGATGAAGGGGCTGAATGCAGACGGTACTGGTGTTGAGCTCCACAAGATGTGGAGCCAGTTTGACAAGCCTGCCGCAATAGGTTTGGATGCAAGTAGATTTGATCAACATGTCTCCCGGATAGCCTTGGAGTGGGAACACAGCGTTTACTTACAGTGTTTCAACAAGGAAGATCGGAGAGAGTTGGCCAGACTACTGAAATGGCAATTAGACAATTGTGGATATATCAATTGTCCAGACGGTAAGATCAAGTACAATGTTGAGGGGTGTCGTATGTCCGGTGATATGAACACTGGAATGGGAAACTGCCTCATAATGTGTTGTTTGGTTTATGCCTACTGTGACTTTAAGAAAATCCGCACCCGTCTTGCCAATAATGGAGATGATTGCACTGTGATTATGGAGCAGAAGGACGTAGATGCGTTCAATACTGGCTTGGACCAGTGGTTTACGGATATGGGGTTCACTATGAAAGTGGAGGATCCTGTCTATGAAATCGAACACATAGAGTTCTGTCAGTCTCATCCAGTAAAGGTCAACGGCACATATCGTATGGTCCGCAAACCATCGACAATGGCCAAAGACTTGATAACTGTGATTCCCTTGGATGTTGGGGATGCTGCCAGGAAATATGTTGGTGCCATAGGTGACTGTGGTTCAGCATTAAATTCTGGTGTTCCAGTGCAACAAGATTTCTATTCCATGCTTAGGAAGTTTGGGGTACGTGGTATGACACACCCCACTTTTGAATGCGGTATGATGAATTTGTCTAGAGGTATGGTTGATCGGTACAGTGATCCCACACCCGAAACCCGATATAGCTACTGGATGGCTTTCGGGGTTACACCAGATGTCCAGGTCGCATTAGAAGACTGGTACCGGAGCCATGATCTTCTTTTCCAATTCGCCCCTAGGGAATACGACGAGTTCCCACCCCTCCTGCCTCAGTACTTTTGAAGCGGAATCATACACGGAAGATATATACGTGTTTAAATCTCAATATCAAACACACACTAGGTTAGTTAGATTAGATAGATCGTAGATGACTAAGCTTGGTAAGACTAAGGGAGTTAAGGTTGGGAAGAATAAGAAGCCTCGGGTTAGGAACTTGAAGAGACGTGGAAACATGAACGCTAGCAAGAATAGGTATGATTTGGCATGTATGGAATATGCCAACCTGCTAATTGATCCTTGCAATGCTAAGATTGTCCGGCCACTCTACGATAGTCCCTCTGAGGGTTTTCAGGTGCGACTACGTACCATTACATTTGTGGGGGGGAATTCAGAAACTGCTGGTACTGTAATTTTCAATCCAGTGGTCAACGCTTACATCCAGAACGGAGCTGCGTTGGCCTCCACAACATTCACTGTTGCTTCCAACACAGCATTTGGGTTTCTAGTTTCTGGCAGTACAGCTCCATCTAATGTTAGTTATAGGTGTTCTGCTGCTTGTATGAAGGTTATCACCAATGCGAGTGAGATGAATAGGGCCGGCATTTGTTATTTTGGCAATTGTGCCGGGGAGTTAGCCATTCCTGGCAGCTCCATGACTGTCGCCACAATACAGTCCGCATTGCCCAATAGTCAGCGAACCCCTCAGAGCTCCACTGAAATAGTGTGGTTGCCAACTGAAGGTAGTTCTGACACATGGGCGACAACGATCAGCACTGGTGCGATTTGGAGCGGGGAGGTTGATTGCCTCGCTTTTGCGTATTCTGGTGATGCTGCCGCTGCGGGATTCACTGTTGAGTTGACAGCGGTGTATGAGGTTCAATACTCTGCCGCGGGACCTATTGGGTTCACTAGTGGCATTGTTAATGCCATTTCCAAACCCCCTTCTAGGAATTCTTTGAAGGATGCTCTGGGATTGTTTTATGACTCTTTTGGGTCTACTGTTAAGGCGGGTAGCAAGTTGTATCAGGCTGTTACTGGTAGTAGTTTTGTGGGAGACGCGATAGGTGCCATCTCCACTTTAGCCATTTAACATAGGTAGAAGTAGTTGTCGAGTGTGTGGTATGGCTGCATGGTTGAGCACTGGTCATCACTAGGTTGTCAAGTCACGTAAGCGAGGAAGCGATCCCCCCGTCTAGTCAACGGCACGGGCAAACCATTGCTGAACTGAACTTGTTCTGGTGTTGCTACCGACTCAATACATGAAAGAGAGGGTCCATGAGTTAGGAAATAACTCATGGGGGCTGCCCCGACTCTAATCCACTTAAAATTAACGCGAA